GGGATTGACGAAAGTTTTGGTTATTTCGAATCGTTAACTTTAAATGCTGACATTATATCTTCATGAGTGTAGGTTTCTCTGCCTTCCATTTTCTTCTGATGCTCATTGAAGTTGTCAGTACGTTCAATTACTGTTCCACTGATGACTTTCTCTGCTGTGACTTCTGCCTTAGCTTTAGTCATGATTGCAAATGCGTCTACTGCTGAACTGAACTTCCATACTAATATGATGCCTGCTACTATAATTACTAGTTCCATGATAATTCCTATATTGTTAATTGATTGATTGAGTAACAGCTGTGCTGCCACTAGGTACAACATCCGAATCTATCCGACCACGCCCCCCTCTGCTACGCAGAGAGAGACTATCCACAACCGTGTCGTGTCAGTGTCGAAAAAAAAAAGAGAGAGGAACCCGAAGGCTCCTCACTAGTTTAATTAAAGTCTAAGGGTTTGTCGTACGGATAGTCGTCGTACTGATCGTTTGTTTCGTACATGATGAACTCCTAGTTAGAATGCTCCCCACCATAGTAGTGATGAGGAGCGTTGATGATTAGCGGTTAGAGCAGATGTAATCTACAATTGCGTTAGATACAGTGAGTGATTCCAAGCCAGTAGCTTCGATACCTAGCATCTCACAAATCTCCTTAGAGTTTTCGAGGTTAGCTTGTACCGCATTACGTTTGGCTTGGATTGCGAGCTGATTACCTGCATCCGCTAGGTTACCCACAGCACTAAAAGTCGTACCTACCGCATGAGTAGATTTAGACCACATGAACCCAAGACCTGCTTCACGCTTGGTTTGGGATTGTAACATTTCTACCATTTGATTAGCGGTAGGACTAGTTTGTTTAGAGTTAGCCATTAGAACTTCTCCTGTTCATTGAACTTGTTAAGGGAATGAAACTCTGTAGAGATGACCTCTACCATAATCTGTGCACCCTCAGGATGCTTGACACGAAACCCTTCTAGAGCTTTATCAAGCCACTCAGCATCGTGAGATTTATACAGACCCAACTCAGAGTTAGATGTAGCCTTGAGAGGTCGACCCTCGTTAGACATCTTATCTCGATCAGTAACTAGGAGTGCAACTACTCTCTCTAGTTTAGGACCGTTGTCACGCTGCATAAGCATGAATGGGACAGACTTTGTATCGCCTGCAATTGCACGTACTCTAAGTTGACGAGCTCGTTGTTGATTAGCCATGATAAGGCTCCTATGTTGATATGGTCGCAGTCAGTATGACTTTGATCCGTGAACAACTAGTACGTAGTATGGTATACGTACCCCTTAGTAAAAACAAAGGATGTTCAGGCACAACCCGGGGGGTAGTCAGGTCGGGACGAGCTGGAGGGCGAGTAATGGTCCTTCACAAAATTTTTAATATTTTCCACATAGCTCGATTCGAAAAAGTATAACATCTAATAGAACATTAGTATGGAAGTTATACATTCCTAAAAAAGTATAACTGTTATACTTTTATTTTTACCACTTGCATACAATTTGTAATTGCTGTTATACTAGTTCTATAGATTGTTACACAACAGGAAATTATATGTCAGCCCCAATGATACGAGTAAATGACGAATTACTGGACTCCCTCAGACTTCTGAAGACTGTTAAGGACAGTTCTTCTTATCAGCAAGTTGTACAGGAACTAGTGCATAAAGAACTAGTGAAGACACATGTGTACACTACAGAAGGTTACCTTCCAGTTGGTGCGGTAGTGCGTATGAATGGTAAGGATCTAGTTATTACAGACATTAGCTGCGGTAAGGTTACGTTCAATGACAACAGTTATGTTATTAATGGCAGTGGTTGTTCGTATGACTTGGAACTAGTTGCTATGTCGTTAGAGGTATACCAGGGTGGTATAGTACATGAATAACTATGGCGAACTACCACCGGCAAGTGATATAGAGCTAGATGACTACTCTAAGCTTACTATGACTTATACACTAGATGGGTTTAACGAACTTAAACAAGATATACAGCTGAATGGTCAACTAGTGCCTATACTGTTACGAGAAGGCAAGATACTAGATGGTAGACACCGATACCAGGCTTGCGTAGAACTAGACTCTGTAATACGTTATAAAGAACTAGGTGCTGTTAGTGATGACGAAGCGTTAGACATTGTTATTAGTAACTCTATTAATAAGGCTACTAATACGGATGCTGCTAAAGTAGAAGCTTACCTTATGTGCCGTGCTAAGAATGTAAAGCAGAAAGATATGCCCGGTAAGTTTAGTAGGCTTAATATAAACTATGTGCGTAAGCTTTCTTTTATAGAGAAAGAGAACCCGCAGTACTTGCAAGCTTTGCTTAACCAGAATATGGTGCGGTTATATAACAAAGAGTTTGACAAGGTAGAAGACTACGGAACTATTAACGGTATATGGCGCACACTTAAAAGTAACAAGCGTCTGGAAGCTGAAGTAGTAGAGGTCGTACCAGAGCCTGCTAGTGTTAATGACTATGATACTGACATAGAAGCTTACTTTGATAACCCAGCTGCCGAGCACGAGTACTGGGAAGTATATAATTTAGCCAAAGAGCAGGGTACTAATATGCATCCGGATTCTGCATTAGGTAAGAAGATAGCGGAACTAGTGAAGGTAAAGCACCTAGGTTCTTAGGTATCTTCCTTTAAAAGAAGCTCTATGATATACTTTAGTACACGCATCCTACAATAGCGCCAAAGAAGCGTACGTATCATGGATAAAAAGATAAAAAAATTACATAATGACGAACCTTCATTAACGTTTGAAGAGATTATGGAAATACTAGAGGCAGAGTTGTTCGAAATACGCAGCAATAATGATAACCCGTATAAGCCATTGAACTTCCATGACGATAATGAAAGTTACGAAGAATAGTCAACGTCTAGAAGAAGACTCTGGCATATTATATTTAGTGCATTTTAAACTAGACGACAAAGACCTGGTTAAGATAGGCGTCACTTCAAGAAACATAGAAGACCGAGTATCTGAAATACTGGTTAGTATATTTAAGAAATACCGTGAGTTTCCATACTGCCGCCCTAAAAGATTCCGCAAAACTGGTAATGTTTACGAAAAAGAAGCGTTACTGCATGAACATTTTAAAGAATACAACTACAAAACTAACAAAAAGTTTAGTGGATCTACTGAGTTCTTTGACATACCTTTAGAAGAAGTTGTAGAAGTGTACGAAAAACTACTTGAGGGGAAGCCTATAGATGAAAGTGGACAAGAGCAGGATACGGACTGTGGATGAAGAGTACGAGCATCTTAAAAACCAACTAGAGCTAGTTACTAATTTCTTCCCTTGGGATGCTGATAAGAACAAAATGCGAGTATCTGACATATCAGAAGCAAGAATTAGAAAAAAGATTAAAAATCTTCTTGACTCCGAAGAAGGCAGAGAGTATTCTTTGTATTAGTTACTTACATTTTTACGTGAGCAGTTTAGTGTTTGTAGCTGAGTTAATAGGAACGACCTGTGTTTGCTTGCCGGCTTGCAGATTGTTTTTTTGTACTTTAATAACGTTTTTCATATTATACTCCTTAGTAAAAAGGCTTCCTTGATCGGAGGCCTTTTTTATGCTAGAATCCAAAGAAAGCATACTCAACCATACATAAAAGAGACTAGGATATGGCACAAGAACTTACAATTGCTGATGTTAAACAGGCAATGCCCAAGAAAAAGAACTTTATTACACAGGAAGCTGTGGATATTATTAATGCTTCTTTAGATGACCCAGAATTCCAGGGCGAATCACTACTACAAACTGCATCTATATACGAAGCTGTATTAAAAGGTGCAAGAGCATCTGTACCAGAGTATCTAAACGCTATTCGTTTCTGCTCATATATGGTAACAAACAATTCTAATTACACAGAAGCCTACAAGAAAGTATTTGCTGACAGAGACTTTGTAAAAGCACGAGTAGGATTAGATACAAGCGACCCTAAGTACGCTGAATTAACTAGTGCAGCATCTAGATACCGTAGAACTAAACTAGTTACAGACATTCTTACAGCTAGCCAAGTACCACTAGACCTTATCTTTACTGGTCATCGCTACAAAGCTATAGGTGTATTGGCAGAAGTTATGGAGAACGGCAAGTACGACCGTGACAAGATTAACGCAGCTAAAGAGTTACTAGCAGCAACTAAAGGCGCAGACAACGTTAAGATAGAGCTTGATGTAGGTGTCAGTGAATCTAGTGCAGTTACACAGCTTAACGATCAACTAGCCGAGATTGCTGGACGCTCTCTTAAACACCTTGAGGCAGGTTCTACGAGCCTTAAAGAGCTAGGTGCTATGAAGGTTAAGGATGATGACATTATCGAAGGAGAGCTAAGTAATGACAGGTAGTACTACTTACGATCCTTACATAGCTGCTTCTGAGATGACGTTTAATAAAAAATTTGCATCTCATAACTTATCTATTAATGATGACACTGTTGTTATTATAGGAAATGAAGAAACTATTACAGGCAAAGAACTAAAAACCTGTATTAGGTACTTAAAGCAACTAACAATGCAAGGCATGCCAGAGGAGTTTATTTAATGGCTGATTACGTACCTTCAGAAGAGGCTATGAAGTTTATTGCTTTTATTAGAGCAGCTAACGTAGAAGACAATGCGAATGCTGAGATACACTATAAGCTAGCGGATAAATACTTTGGCAAAGAAAAGCAAATACTAATAGAAGCATTTCGTGGTAGTGCTAAATCTACTATGATGGAGTGGCTAGTAATATACATAGCAGCTATGGGTACGTTACATAACTTTGGTGATGTTAAGTTTATAGCGTTTATCGGGGACAGCATGGAAAACGGTACTAAAAACTTTTTCCGTAACATCTCTAGTAAGCTAGATAAGTCTGTGTTGTTACAACAACTTATAAAAATTAAACGTAAAACTGACTCAGAGTTGGAGCTAGTAAACGTAGACGGCGTAGAGCTTAATATGAAGGGCTATGGTGCCAGTACTAACATTCGTGGTGTTAGGTACAAGGGTGATCGTCCTGACATTGTTATTCTTGACGATATAACTACCAATGACGCGATTAACTCTGAGACTATACAGAACACTATTAATGACAACTTTTATAAATCAGTAATACCGTCATTACACCCTACTAGGTTTAAGATCTTTTTTATCGGAACTCCTATATCTGAACGTGATATAATACACCAACTAAGCAGTAACCCTAAATGGGTAGTGCATAAGTTTCCTATTGCAGAAAAGTTTCCTTGTGATAAAGCAGAGTTTATTGGTAACTGGGTAGACCGCTTTCCATACGAAGCTGTTATGGATAAGTACGAGATGTACAAAGCTTCAGGTAAAGCTCAGGATTTTTACCAAGAATTTATGCTTGAAATTACCGACTTAACAACCTTATTAGTAGAAGAAGAAGATATACAGTGGTATGACCCTTCCATTATTAAGAAGAATAAAAGTAACTACAATTTTTATATATCAACGGACTTTGCTACTAGCACTAAAAAGTCTGCTGATTTTTCGACTATTGGTGTTTGGGCTGTTTCCAGCAATAATGATTGGTTGTTGGTGGATGGTCAGTGCATACGTCAAACAATGCAGGAGAACATTGATGATGTATTTAGATATGTTAAAAAATGGCAACCGCTAAGCGTAGGAATAGAAAGCTCAGGGCAGCAAGGCGGCTTCATTTCAATAATGCAAGAAATGATGATGAAGCGAAATATATGGTTTACGTTTGCCAAAAAACCAGGAAGCAAAGACGTAGGAATTCGTCCGGTTAAAGACAAAGTTCACCGCTTTGTTACAGGCGTACAACCTAAGTTTAAACAGAACAAGATATGGTTGCCTAAACCAGAGCTATGTGTTGCTGTATCCCCTAGGTTGCCTGCACTAGTTGAAGAAATGGTACATGAGCTAGGTAGATTTACGTTAGCTGGTGGTGTTAAATCGTTAGCTCATGATGATGCTATTGATTTGCTTAACCAGTTGTCTGAGATGGACATATATACTCCTTCAAGCGAGTCAGATAGCAGCAGTACTACTATAACTGATGATGGGCTTATATGGGACTCTATATGGGATGATGAGGACGATGAGGACTACGTGGATAGTACTGTTTTTTAAAGGATAGTGTGGTATAATGTACTTTTGCAAAGTCCGTGATATACCTATTAAAGGAGCTGACAATGGTAGTGCAAGAGATAATTAACTTAGCACGATATAGTGAGCTAGGTAATACCGCACTAAAACAAGTTAATGATGATACTACAGCGGCTATTGTGTCTTTTATAAATATGGGCATGATAGAGCTGTATAAGCGCTTTGCGCTAAAAACTGAAGAACATATAGTAGATCTGGCGGAAAGCCAGACTATATACTCTTTGCCTGCAAATTTTATGTATGCTATGAGTGCGTTTAAAGAAGTATCTGAGTACTCTGAAGACAGAGACGAAGAAGTGCCTATAAATGATGAAGATGAACCTGACAGTATATTTTTTCCTAATCATAAACAAGTTCAGATACCTTCTGTAATTGATGGTGCTTTTATTTCTATTATATACGTAGCGAAACCAGAAATTGTAACTGTAGATGATGTAAATGAAGATTTAGATTTGCCAGACGTTCTTATTGATTGTTTATTGCACTATATTGGGTATAGAGCTCATTTAGGTATAAAAGGTGATGGACAAGCAGAAAACAATACTCATTACTTACGTTTTGAGCGCAGTGTAGCTAAAGCTAAAGAACTAGGGGTAACTCCTTCTACTGACTCTTATCGTATGATAGACAGGTTATCTGATAGAGGGTTTGCTTAATGGCTCGCCGTGCTAGTAGCTTATCTCGTACTGCTGTAGGTATCGAAAGAGATATTGGCAGTGAATATGATAACGTAAAAGAAGTAGCAGATAATTTACATAAAATTACTAGAGTAGACAATAATTTAAATTTTATAGATATTGTAGCTAGCAATATAGCAGAAGTTATTGCAACCGCTACAGTACTAGGGCAAGAAGGTTTGGCCTCTCAAGCTGATCTGCTTGCTTTAGAAGAAGCTTTAACCGAAGAAGGTTATAAGTTTAGAATTGAAACAACGCAACCTACCGATAATTTAGAAGAAGGTATGCTTTGGTATAATTCTGTAACTAACGATATATTAATTTATAGAGAAACAGAGCCAGGTTTGCTTGAATGGGTTTCTATAAATGTTAACGACGAATCAAAAGATAGTGATATTATAGACGCAGGGGCTTTCTAATGGCACAAACAGTACTAATTAAACGCAGTACCACGACGGCAGTACCGTCGGCGCTGGAAAATGGTGAGTTAGCTTACTCGTCAGACAGTAATAAATTATTTATAGGTAGACCAGGTGGCGCTGCCGGAGACGTTGATGCTATTGGCGGTAAATACTTTACTGACCTAGTTAACGCTATTGAGTTTACAGGTACAGGCGCTATTACTGGTGATGTAACTGGTACATTAAATTATGACATAGATAACGGAACTATTACTGGCAGTACTAGTATAGCTTCTCAAACTTTCTATGCAGATAGCACTGACGTACAATTTCATGTTCCTAGTAATACTTATAAAGTAGCTGGTGACACTAACGCTATTGATACTAGTATTGCTAAAACAGGTGATGCCGTAACTTTAACAGTAGATCACAAAGACTTGTTAACTGCGGGTACAGCAGGACAGTCATACGGTTCTACTACTGCTATTCCAGTACTTACTGTAAACGCTCAAGGTCACGTTGTTTCTGTTAACGAAACTAGTATCTCTACTACTCTTACAATAGAAGATGACAACACAGACACTGCAGCCGTAGAACTAGCTACAGATACTTTGAAGTTCCAAGGCGGTACCTACTTAACTTCAGACATTACTGGCAGTGGCACTGTAGATACTATTGCGTTTTCGCATGATGACACAACCCGTACTGATACCACTAGTTCTGAAACAACTACTAATGGCGGTACTTTTGACGTAGTTAATAGTGTAACTACTAACGCTACAGGCCACATTACTGCAGTAGATGTAAAAACAGTAACCTTACCTAACATCCAAGAAACAGATACTTTAGACTCTGTTACTACTAGAGGCGGTGTTACTGCTAACGACATTCAAGTAAATGATTTGCGTGTTGAAGGCGGTACTATTACTGGTCCTGCTACACTTACTATAGACCCAGATGCTACTGGTTCTACAGGTACAGTTGTAATTGCTGGTAACTTAACTGTTGAAGGCACTACAACTAGTGTTAACTCTACTACAGTAGAGCTAGGTGACAATATACTGTTACTTAACAGCGAAGCTAGTGGCTTACCTACTGCTAACGCCGGTTTAGAAGTTACTCGTGGCGATTACGTAAACGTTTCTATTGAGTGGAATGAAACTTCAGATACTTGGCAGGTGTCTACTCCTAACCAAGCACAAGATGGTGTAGTAGCAGAAACATTACTTACACAAGTAAACTTTGAAGATCAAATTCCTACCATAGACGGCGGTCTTTTTTAAATAAGCAGGGGGCTTGTCCCCCTACTTCCCTTCTTTACTTATATTCTCTTATTAAGTATAATAGCCTATACAATATCCTAGCGTATATACGCGACAACTATAGGTTGCCATATGGCTCAAACTATCAAGCTAAGGCGTTCTGCTACGCCAGGAAACGTGCCTGACCCTAGTGTACTAGCTCTAGGTGAAGTTGCAATTAATACTTACGACGGTAAAATGTACATTAAGAAAAATGTACAAGGTACTGAATCTATTGTAGAAATAACTGGTGGCGGTTCTGGTGCCGGCAGTTCAGAAGACTCTTGGAAGTCTTATTCTTACACTGCTACTGCAGGCCAAACTTTAATTTCCGGTGAAGATAATAACTCACAAGAGTTACGTTACTCTGTCGGAGATTTAGAAGTTTTCTTAAATGGTATTTTACTAGACCCTGAAGTTGATTACACTGCGTTATCTGGCAGTGATATAACTTTTACTCAAGCACTAGCTTTAGACGATCTAGTTCAAATAAATACTATTACAGGTGTTATTGGTACTGGCGACATACTAGTTAATACATTTACTGGTACTGGATCACAAACTAATTTTACCCTTACTTCTGAACCTGGAAACGAAGATAATACTTTTGTTTACATAGATGGTGTGTACCAAGAAAAAGCAGGCTACACGGTTACAGGTACTAATTTAGTATTTACTGAAGCTCCTTATACTGACGCAAGTATAGAAATAATGATAGGGTCTCGTAATGTATCTATAACTGAAGTAAATGATTTTAGTATTAGCGGTGATTTTATAGCCACCGGCAGTGTTACTGGCGCAAGTGCTAGTATTACAGGTACGGCAGCTGTAGGTTCATTGACTACTGGAAGTATCGACAGTACAGGTATAATTTCTACAGATACTACCGTAAACGCAGCTGACGCTAATCTAACAGGCAACCTAGAAACTAGTACCATGACGATGGGTGGCGCAACCTTCTCATGGAATAGTAATGATGGTACTGTAGATATTGCTTATGACGGTGTAACATTACAAGTAGGTCAAGAAGAACATTTTTACGCTAAAGCTACTGAAACAATAAACAACGGTGATGTTGTTATGTTTGCTGGTGCGCAAGGCGATCACGTTCTTGTAGCTAAAGCTGATCATACTTCAGTAGGATTTAAGCCAGAATACATAATTGGTGTTGCTACTAACACTATAGCAAACAATGCGTTTGGTTATGTTACTTCTTTTGGTAAAGTTAGAAACATAAATACGTCTGGGTACAATGAAGGTGACATTCTTTATTTTGATCCTACTATTCCTGGCGGTTTAACAACTACTCGTCCAACACCTCCAAACCATATAATTCAATTAGCTGCAGTATTAAAAAGTCACCAAGAGGAAGGTACGTTACTTGTACGTCTAACTCATTTTTCTGACACTGACGAAGTAGAAGAAGGGTCAACTAACCTATACTATACAGATGGTAGAGTAGAAAACTACTTAACCACTAATAACTATGCTACTGAATCTTATGTAGGTGAGCAAATAGGATTGGCTGTAGATGATTTAGTAGATGCTGCCCCTGGCTCACTAGATACCTTAAACGAGCTAGCAGCTGCGTTAAATGACGATGAAAACTTTGCAGCTACAGTAAATAATTCAATATCAGCAAACACTACAAAAATAGAAAACGCAAAAGCAGAAGCAGTAGCGTTTGCTATAGCCTTAGGCTAGGAGAATAACTAATGGCAAATACATTTAAGTCTTACCCTACATCGGGTATTACAACAGAAGCTACAGTATATACAGGACCTGTATCAACACAGACTACTGTTATAGGTATGACTATAGCAAACACCACCGCATCCAACTTAACGTGCTCTGTAAAGGTAAGTGATGGAGTAAGTCCAGTCTACCTAATTAAAGACGCTACAATACTTCCAGGTGGAGCACTTATTCCAGTTGGCGGAGATCAAAAGGTTGTTATCGAAGCGTCAGATACTTTATTAGTTTCAGCGACAGGAGCGGTAGATTGCTTAGTTAGTGTATTGGAGATTAGTTAATGGCTTATCTTGGTAATTCTCAGTTTCAAGGTATTATTTCTGGCGGAAATATCCAGGACGGTTCAATTGAGTCTATTGATTTAGCGACTCTTACTAATATTGATATTAATTCGGGTAGCATTGATAATACTATTATTGGTGCTGCTACTGCAAATGTTGGTACTTTTACAGATCTTTCTATTACAACAAGTGCATCTTTTGGCGACAACGTTAAAGCTAAGTTCGGTGACAGTGACGACTTACAGATTTACCATGATGGTAATAAGAGTGTTATACAGGATAGCGGAGCAGGAGATCTTATATTACAAGCAGGCAATGACTTAATATTAAGAGCGACTGACGGAGTTTCTGAATATTTACGAGCAAACGAAGGACTTGGTGTACAAATATTTTATAATGGAAGCCAAAAGTTTTTAACCACATCTACAGGTGTAACTGTTACTGGCACGGCTACTGCCGATGGTTTAAATATTGACGGTGGCGGTACTATTAGAGTTGGGGCAGGTGGATACAACGGTAGATTAAACTTTCCATTTAGCTGTCGAGTAAACATAGATTCTGATAATAACGAGACGGGTGAAAAGTTTACTATAGGTCGTGATCAAGAAAATGACGCTGCTACTAATCAGATACTAGTTGCTAGAGAAAATGGCGATGTAGAATTTTACGAAGACACCGGCACAGATGCAAAAATGGTGTGGGATGCTAGTGCTGAGGCGCTAGGCATCAATGAGACAAGCCCCGGAAGCAATACTGCTTTTGGTGGAGGTGTTAAGCTTCAAACAGCTGATGATACAAATACAGGCTACTCAGTTACAGGCTCAGGTAGGCTACCTTACGGCACTCAATTAAATACTTACAATATAGCGGCTTCATCTAGCTCCTTATCAGGCATCGGGCTTTTAAATAGAGGCCCTGGTGGAGCGTCAATGGGTTCATATATTGGCTCATTAGGAGCATCTTCTGGTTGGGGTGCAAGCATAGTTTTTGGCATGACATCGGGAAGCTCTAGCTACACAGAACGAATGCGCATAGACTCTAATGGCCGCTTAGGCATTGGCACTAGTAGTCCTTCTAATGCTAAAGTGCATATTGTTGGCGACGGTTCCTATGTAGGCAACTATGGCTATAATACTTTAAGGCTTGAAGATCTGAGTGGCTACCCTGGAATTAACTTTAAATCAGGAAATAATAATTGGCTGCAGAGAACAGAAGGTCCCACAGCAAACATGCAGTGGGTCTTTAGCTCTGATGCTACAGATAGTGGTGTAGGTTCTTATCAACCTATGGCAGAACTGACGGCTGGAGGACAATTAACTGCATCTAATATAAAAGCTAATTCAAGTAACTCTGCAACAACTATAGTGAGCTTTCCAAATACTACTGATTACCCTAATCCTTCATCGTATAATTTTTCGCTGTCTGCCGCTCAAGCACCAATAGGAAGTTATGTTATTATGGAAGTAAACATTCAGTCTGGGTCTTCAGCGGGTGACCAGTATATGTATCTTACACAACATCAAAATCCAGATGCAACTATACGTGCAAATGTGCACGGATGGTACTATTACAGCGCAGTTCAAGGACTATTTAAAATAGATAACGCAGGAGATAGAGATTTTTTTGTTTCTCATGCTACTGTAGCGGCATCTACAACTTCAGACTCAAGACGCATTAGGTATCTTGGCTATATAATGGATAATTAATATGTTTAGAATAATATACAATAACGAAAAACCAGCAGGCTATGCCTACGATAAAGCGGGCGAGTACACAGAAGAACAAGCAGAAACTATTGTAAAATATGGTGTAGAAAATCCCAGTAATGATACTATAGACCAAGTTACTAATAGTGATAATCTTTTAGCGCTTAGAGCACATAGGGATAGACTACTAGCTCAAACCGACTACTGGATATTTTCTGATACTTCAAAAGCTTCAGAGGCACAGCTAGAATACAGACAAGCATTACGTGATATTACAGATCAATATACATCTTTAGATACTGTAGTATGGCCAGTTAAACCGGAGTAAACAATGGCATATTTAGGAAACGCCCCAGGGCAATCAACACAACGAGTAACTACTACTTTTACAGCCACTGAAGGGCAAACTACATTTACTCCAGTATCAGGATATACTCCTGGCTACGTAGACGTTTACCTCAACGGGGTCAAACTAATCGACACCGATGATTACGTAGCAACAAACGGTGTAACCATAGTTTTAAATACAGCATCAAGCGTAGATAATACACTTGAAGTAGTTGCTTACATTCCGCGAGGATTATCAGACGGATACACAAAATTAGAAGCAGACGCTCGATACGAGCCAATAGATTCTGCATATACAAAGACTGAAGCAGATGGACGTTATGCAACTAAAGCACAAGGCACGCTAGCAGATAGCGCAGTTCAGCCTGATGACAATGTTACACTAGGCACTATCACGGCTGATGGTTTGACGGTTGATGATGTGCCTGATAGCGGTGTTAAAATTAAAGCATCAACGAACTCAGCAACAGCATATCCATTTGTCATTCAAAATAACGCTGAAAGTCTAGAC